TTCTTTAGAGCTTCAGGTCGTAAAAAATATACGTACCGTAGTAAATAAACCTACCGCTAAAGTATGCCGTAACGAGGACATATACCTAGACCCTACTTGTATGGGAGACCTCGATAACGCCCAATTTTTGATACACAGATACGAGTCAGACCTATCCACTCTACGTAAAGACGGCAGATACAAGAACCTAGAAAGGCTCGGTAAGACTGACTACCCTTACGAAGACGATTACTCACCTGAAGATACTACGGAATTCCGGTTTAGGGATGAGCCACGTAAGAAGCTTCTGGTGCATGAGTATTGGGGTAATTACGACCTTACAGGTGACGGTATTGCGACACCTATTGTGTGTGCTTGGGTAGGCAACACAATCATACGTTTGGCTGACAACCCTTACCCGGACGGAAAACCACCGTTCTTGTTAGTACCCTTTAACCCTATCCCCTTTAAAGCGCACGGTGAGGCTAACGCAGAACTTATCGGTGATAACCAAAAAGTTAAGACGGCTATCCTGCGTGGTATTATTGACAACATGGCTCAGTCTAACAACGGCCAGACAGGTGTACGTAAAGGGGCACTCGACCAAACAAACAGAACCCGGTTTTTGAAAGGTAAACATTTCGAGTACAACACAAGCTCATCCGATTTCTGGGAAGGTAACTATAACGCTATCCCTGGTTCCGTGTTTAACATGGTAGATCTCATGAATAACGAGATCGAGAGTATGTCTGGTACTAAAAGCTTCAGTGGCGGTATATCTGGTACAAGTTTAGGACAATCTGCTACAGCTGCTCGTGGTGCCTTAGATGCCGCCTCCTTACGTCGTATGCATGTAGTGCGTAATATCGCCGAGAACCTCATTAAGCCTCTGATGCGTAAGTGGATGGCCTACAACTCCGAGTTCCTAGAAGAGGAAGAAGTGATCCGCATCACAAGTGAGGAGTATGTAGAGGTACGTAAAGACGATCTGAGCGGTAGAGTAGACATTGACATCTCTGTAGCAACCGCAGAAGATAACTCTGCTAAAGCCCAAGAGTTGAGCTTCTTACTACAGACACTTGGCCCTAGCGAGGACGCAGGTATACGAAAACTTATCATGGCCGATATTGTAGAGTTGATGCGTATGCCAGACCGTGCTAAACGGTTACGTGAGTTCCAACCAGAGCCTGACCCGGTACGTCAAAAGTTAGATGAGCTGGAGCTGGTTCGACTAGAGCGAGAAAATGCGCTACTAGAGGCTAAGATCAGCACTGAACTTGCTCGACAAGAAGAAGCTACGTACAACATGGAACTTACCAGAGGACGTGCTCTAGCTCAGCAAGCTTTGTCTAAGAAACTTATCAGCGAGGCTGACCTAAACGACCTTAGATTCCTTAAAGAGGACGAGGATGAAGAGGGTCAGAGTAAGGCTGCCGAGTTTGATCGAAAGCGTAGGCATGAACTGGATATCTTAGCATTCCAAGCCATGCATGGTGACAGGAACATCGGAGTACCAAGAAAATGAGTTTTATTGAACGATTAGCTAACAAACAACGTAAAGGTGCAGAGATCTCTCCTAACGCTGCACCAGTACCTTTATCGCTTCCCGAAGCTATGTCTGGCCTGGCAGGTACATTTAGAGAACCTAATCGGGTCAGCCAGCCTATGGGATCTCAGATAACGAATCTACCTTCTCAACAAGTAGTAGGTAAACTCCCACCACGGTTTAGAGGTTAACATGGATATGAATAGCGGACTGGCAGCTACGGCTATGCCACCACAGCAACAACAACAGACTGCCCCGACTGGTGGTATGCCTCAGCAGGGAGGTGCTGACCCTACGAGCACGGTATCTCCTGAGATTATTGCAGATGTAGTGAAGTTGCTTCTACAGGGCACTTCCCCTCAAGAGCTTATGAATAGTGGTATCCCTCCTGAAGTAATTGAGGAAGCCATCGCCGTTCTGGAGTCACAAGAAGATTCAGCAGCAATGACAGCTGTTCCTCCTACAGGCCCTTCCCCAGAAGAGCTTATGGGTCAAGGACTTGCGTCTAAGATGGTTTAGCTGTAACATCCATAGCGGCTTCTAGTAGAGGCCGTGATTCTTTACTTTTACCTAAAAAATGTATATGGTGTATACGGTAAGTATCAGCATTTACTGACTTACCTAAACCATATTGAGGACTCTTAATGAATATCCTAAACGATGAAGACCTGTACACAGACGAAAACCTAGAAAACAGTGATAAGTACTGGCAAGAGCTGTATGCCGACTTAACGTCTTTGCGTAAAGAACCTGCGTTTCAACGTCTGATTGTCAAAGGTTACATGACAGACCGTGCTCTGGATGACGTAAGCCTACTTGCCCACGACAGTACGGTACATACAGGTAAACGTCCTGAAGTTATGGAATCGCTGGTAGCGATTAGCCGACTGCAGGATTTTTTCCGAGTAGTTGAGAATATGGGTGCTCCTCAACCTAAACTGCCGGGAGAGTAAAGTATGGACGATTTATTCGACATGTCAGATGAAGACTTGGAGGCAGCCTTTAAGGCTGCTCGTGCAGAAGAGTCTGAAGAAGTAGAAACGGTCTCTGAAGAAGCGGAAAGCTCCGAAAACGAATCGGATAACCTTGAAGTAACTGATGAAGCAGCCGAAGAAGCTGACGAGGACGAAAGTACTGACGAAGAGTCTACAGAGTCAGAAGAAGAAGAGACTACTACGGATTCTGATGACGATACCGATGAAGAAAAAGAAGAAGCCGGTACGGAAAGTGAGCAGGAAGGCGAGACCTCAGAGCCTGAAAGTATCGTATTCAACGCGGTAGGGAAGGAATACTCGTTCACTGAAGACGAGATGCGTAAACAATTCCCGACAGTGTTTGCTCAAGCTATGGACTACACCCGTAAGCTGCAAACAATCGCCCCTTGGCGTAAGTCCATTGACGCAATGGAACAAGCCAAGATGAGTCATGATGACATCAACTTAATGATTGATGCTTTCAAAGGCGACACGGGCGCTATCGGTGAGGTACTCAAACGTTCAGGTGTTGATGCTTTAACGCTAACACCGGAAGAGAGTACGTATGTGCCAAACGACTACGGACGAGACTCTGTAGCTCTAGAGATCAATGACGTAATCGACAGCATCCATAAAGACCCTGAGTATGAAACTACTCACGGTATTTTAACTAGTGGATGGGATGACGCGTCATGGCAAGAGTTTGCTAAAGACCCTAAGAAAATCACGCAGCTTCACCAAGATGTTAAGTCAGGTATCTACGGCAAGTTGCAGGCCGAAGCAGATAAACTAAAAGTGTTTGATGGTGGTAAAGGCCGTGACTACGACTACTACCTACAGGCAGCTAAAGCTTACTGGACTCGTGAATCTACTGCTGCTGTTAGCCGACAGTTACAGCCACCAGCTGCTCCTGACAAGTCTCAAGAACGTGTAGTTGCCGCTCAGAAACAAAGCATCAAGCGGGAAGAGGCCCAAGCCGTCTCTAAACGTAGGAAAGAGGCAGCCCCTACAGGCCGCACAGCGCAGGCTAAAGGAGCTACCGATTACATGGACATTAGCGAAGCCGACTTTGAAGATTGGTATAACCGATTAGAAGACCGGTAACATCATAAATAGATAGTAAGGAACGTACCATGCCTCAACACAGATACGGTGACGGACAGAATAGTACCTCTGGTCCTAATACCATCCAGCATTATTACGACCGAGCAGGTATCAAAGCTGCCAACCGTGTTAATGTGTTCCAGCAATTCGCAGATCGCCGCTCCATGCCGCAACGTTACGGTCGAACATTCAAGACCAGTAAATGGCAGCACATGTACGACCGATCACAAAGCGACCCTGATTTTGCAACCAAAGGTTACCTGTCTGCTCGTAGCGTAGATGATGTATCTGCTTCTCTGCTGAATGCCCAACTCGCTGAAGGTGCAGGCGCAGTAAACAAACGTACCTTAACCAAGGTTACTGTAAGTACGGAGTTTCACCGTTACGGTGAGATGCTAGACTACACAGACGAAGTAGACCTCTTCTCAGAAGACATGATGCAGACACGTTACCGTGAAGAGCTGGGTGCCCTAGCTAACTCACGAAACGAAGACCTGATCATGATGGATATGCTTGCGACAGGCACCGTTCTTTATGCAGGCCCAGCAGTATCTATGGCTACTGTAGGCACAGGTATCGCAGCAGACGGTACAGAAGACAGCACCTACCGTGTCAGTTACGACCTAATCCGTCGTGGTGTTCGTTTGCTGGTACGTAACCGTGCCCGTAAAAATACCCAGATCATTACAGGTGACGTGAAGGTAGACACCCGTACCGTGGCTCGTTCTTTCTACGCTATCATCGGTGCTGATGTTAAGTCTGACCTGGAAAACCTTACTCGCGGTAAAGACCATTCTACTGAGTACGTCTACGTCCCTGCCCACAAGTACGGCGCAGCAGGTAACTTAGCGGAAGGTGAAGTAGGTGCGATGCATGAGGTTCGTTTCATTGAAGCGGAAGGTATTGTTTCTTACGTAGGTGAAGGTGCGGTTCCTCCACAGAACTACGTGGGTGACCTGTCCATCTCCGGTGCTACTGATCTTACGTCTACGGATGAAGCAGATCGTGGTAACTTTAACGTATTCCCTATCCTGTTCCCTACTGAAGGCTCTTTTGCTACAGTCGGTCTTAAAGGTAAGGATAAGATCAAGTTCCACTCTAAGCCGCCAAGTGACGTGTCCAACACTAACCCTTACGGCACTTCTGGCTTCTTCAGCTATAACTTCTTCTACGCAGGTTTGATTACTCGTGAAGAGCGTTTGCTGAAGATCCTGGTCAACGCTTCGGAGTAACAGTGCCGGGTTGATTGACAACCCGCTCTGTCACTATTAGGATACCTCTACTCGGGGTATCCTTTTTACCTTACCAAATAACTGAAAGGGTCTAAAAATGTCAGAAGATATTGAAGAGCTGAAGAATGAAGCAACCCAGTTAAACATCAAGTTTCATCCCAATATTACTGCGGTGAAGCTGCAAGCCCGTATTGACGAGAAGTACGAGGAGCTGTCTAAAGAAGATCCTGCGACTCCTGTCCTTGTTAAGCCAGAGAAAGACGTAGTAGCCAAAGGCAGTGCAGATGATAAGCTGCCTCTAGTAGCTCGTATGAAGCGTCTAGCTAACGAGTTGTTTGTGGTAACTATTGCGGATAACGACCAACGAGTAAACAGTACCTCAAACTCGTGTGTAGCTAACTGCGGTAACGCTCATTTTGATCTTGGTACGCGTATCCTACCTACAGATCAACGTGTGGAAGTCCGTCGTGGTCACTTGGAAGCATTACGTGATGTACGTATCCCTCATCACATCCCAAGTACCGTAGATAAGACTATCAGTGAGACTGTGTACCGTCCTCGATATTCTTTCCAGTTCCACGGAAAATCTCCGTCAGGTTGGTAGGTGAAGTATGTCCTCTTGCGATATTGTTGATGTAGAAAAGGTCACTATTACCCGTGGTATAGTGAATACATTCGTATTTACCGTTAAAGAGGACGAGCTAAGCACACCCATCACTATCGCACCAACAGATACTTTTACAGCTATGCTGCGAAGACTGTCTGACGGTGTGGTTGAGTTCAGTAATGAACTATCTGTTGTTGACGCTTCTTCTGGCCAAGTACAGCTGGAAGTAAGCGTTGAGGATACGATGTCTTTAGAGCCTAAGAGGGGCGGGGAAGAGGACAGGTACTACGCTATACCTAACCACAGTCTGCTTCTTGTATGTAATACAGAAGCTAACGGTGCTTTTATAGCTAGGGTGCCTTTTGTTTATGTCGATTGACCTCTCCCCTACTGACGTTTGTGGTTCTTCTCCTCGGTTATCGGTTTCTTCTGATAACCGAGTTTGCGTGGAACCGAACAAAGACTTATCCGTAGTAGCTAAGAAAAAAGAATACACCATCATAGGTGATAGGCTTTACACATCGTTTTCCGGTACCCCTCCAGTGTGGTTACAGGAGATGATGTCTACGGTTATGGATCAAACCATAAACAGCACTGTAGACGGGCTGAACGACCTGCGTGAAGGTCTTATCAAAGCTTTAGATGAAGTGGACGTCGCTAAAAACACCTACAACTCATCCATAGTAAGGTTTAATGACGGCATCACAGCTTTAAACGGAAGAGTAGATACACTAAACACTACCGTAGACGCTAACAACGCTACCATCATTCAGACCATGACTACGATGGCTACTAAAGATTACGCTGCTTCTGTAGCTGCTGATCGAATAGAGTCCTCAGTTAACGATGGCTTGATCGGGTCTAAAATTAGCGTACTTACTTCCTCCATCAGTACTGTAAACCAAGCCCTAGCAGATTCAGTAACTCTTCTTTCTGCCAGGTATGACGGTGTGGCTGACGCTCAGTCGACACTAGAAAACACTGTGTCAGCGGATAGGGACAAAGCTATGGCTAATTTTAGTTATAACGCATCCTTAAAGCTGAACTACGGTGGTCAGGACTACTACTATACCAGCGGTTTTGGGCTTGTAACGAAACTCGTTGGTGGTAGTAACGAACACGTACCGGCA